GATATATATCTAACTGAATGTTAAAGGCTTCGTTGGCTCTGTTAGTCTCTGTATCAGCTTCCCACTGTTCCATGTAAGTGTTGAACTCACCGTCATTCTTACGGATAGACCGTTCTCTCATCCATTGTGGCCACTCAGAATCAATGTAGTCCTGAGTGACAGACTCAACGGAGGCCCCTTCGAGGCGGGGCGCACCTTTAGTAATAAATATCATTAGGGTTTCTCCGCAATTAACATGAGGTTTTGTCTGTATGCTGATGTGGTGAGAGTCGCATAATACGCTGTCTGGCCAGTAGGTATCACAGGCAAAATATACTTAGTATTAGAATCTTTGCTTAACACACTATAATCATTATCGTTAGCAAAACTAATGTAGCTCCCGTGTTTATTGAAGGCAAGAATCTTAGGGTTATAGTCAGAATCAAACTCCGTGTTATACAACCCTATTCCTGAAAATCTAAAGGTGGCGGAGTAAGAGTTATTTTTAATTTGCACATAAATACTGGTTACCCCTGCTGTGCTATGGCTAGAATTATATATCTGACCACCCCCTGATGATGTCCCTATATTAATAAACATGGGATTACCTGAGGAATAACAATTTATATTCAGTGTCAGCTTTGAGCCAGGAACCACAGTTACTTGTCTTGTCATTGTAGCCTGTGGGGTTAACTGTGCTGCCCCGTATATAGAGGTTACAGTCTGAGTAGTAAGCCACTCGGCTAAGATAGTAGAAGTAGCACTTAAGGCTGTATGCCCTATAAGTTCTTCAAAAGTTTCTATAAGAATTGGGTTAGGGTTAGCAATGGAGTTAATGTTAGCTATGTCATTGGCAACTGTAGTGATGTTAGTTCCGTTATTTGCAACATTAATAATACTACTTAGATTCCCCGAACAGTTATTAACACTGCTCATGCTAGTCGCAACAGTTCCAATGTCAGAGGCATCAGCAGCTACAGCAGTTACGTCAGTAATACTAGTAGCAACTGTATTAACATCGGTAATGTTAGTAGCAACTGTATTAATGTTTGAGTAGTTACCCGCTGTAGCATTTATATTACTAATATTACTTGCGGCAGTAAAAACACTATTAATGTTAGTAGCCACAGTTCCAATGTCAGAGGCAGCTGCGGCTACAGCAGTTACATCAGACATGTTAGTAGCAACTGTATTCACATTAGCTATAGATGCCCCTACAGCATTCACATTGGCTATATCAGTAGCAACAATTCCAATGGTATTTAAATCAGAATAAACTGCATTTATACTAGTAATATTTGCACCCACCGCAGCAATATTAGTTGCCTGTGGCCCAAGTGCATTTATATCAGATATATTTGTGGCAACAATTCCAATGTTAGTTGCATCCCCTGCCACAGTATTAACATTAGTTATGTCTCCACCTACTACGTTAACATTGTTTATATTAGTGGCAACTGTGTTAACGTCACTGATGTTAGTAACGACTGTTCCTATATTAGTTGAGGCTGAAGCTACAGTATTTACATTAGCTATGTCGCCACCTACTGCGTTTACATTGCTTATGTTAGTCGCTGTAGTATTGATGTCACTAATGTTGGTAGCCAGTGTGCCTATCTGAGTAGCATACGGTGACAGCGTGGTTACATCAGTAAGTATCTGGTTACCATACGCAACAAAGTCTACAACATCCCCTGCCGTTGCAGCCGTTCCTAATACTACCTCAGTGCCGTTAGTGGCTGTGAAGTCTGTTACATTAATCAACTTAACACCGTTCAGGTACACATCAATAAACCCTGAATCATAAGACACAGGGAAAGTTGTTAATGACCCTGAAGTGTATGTCCCTGAGTTTGTTCCTACAGTGTAGCTGAGGCGCGTAGAAGAAGTTGATATAGCTGATGAAGCATGTTGCCAACCACCACTGGTGTAAACCTTAAGTACCTGCACTGTAGTGTCGAACCATAGGTCACCTACAGTGGGACTAGAGGGGGCTGTACCGCCTGTGGAGTAAGTATCTACATACTTGTTTACATCAGCAATACTACCAGCAACTGTAACAATGTTTGTCTGGTTTGTAGCGACTACCGCAATTGCATTAGAGTTGGCTGCACAATTGTTTATGTTAGATTCATTGCTTACAACAGCATTGATGTTAGCTGCATTAGCTTGTACAGCATTGATGTTAGATTCATTTCCTACCACACTAGTTACGTTAGCAGAGATACCTGCCACCGTTGTAACATCACCAGAGATACCTGCGACTGTACCGATGTTAGTTAAGTTAGGACTAATGAATCCTAAGCTAACTGCATCAGTCAAATCTACAGGGTCAGCCAGGTTAGTAATCACCCTAGCACCAGCATTATATTTGTTAATACTGTTAACCCTTAGCGCATCTTCAGTCGCATCAATAGCTTCCTGTGCCATGTAGAATGTCTGGAGACCATCGGTGTCTAGGTCAGACTCCTTAAAGATTGCCCCTGCTGTGTAGTCTACAAGTCGTGCTGACTGGTTAGAGCTTCGCTTTAGCTCGACAACAGTTCCATTTGCAGGGGGTGTGTTGAAGGTTATCTGGCTTGTGGAGGGGACGGTGTAGTCAGTCGTTAATGTTTTAACTACACCATCAACTGATACAACTAAATCTCCCTCTGATAAATACGGAAAGGCCACACTAAACGTGGCCGTACTCCCGTCTGCTGTGTACTTATTATTTGCATAAGGCATAGTTATTAATTCCCAATGTTATATATTATGTTGTCTGAAGAGCGTTGGCCTGTTTGACCCTGTATCTTCCTTTCTAAGACACTTCGGTATTCCTGTGGTATTGCTGCTTCCTCACCAAACAAACGCATGAAAGCCATCTCCCTAAACTGATTGATATACTTCCTGGCGTATTGTTCAGCGATACCTGCCTGTGAAGCTGTACCCATAGGTAAGTCCTGCATGCCATGTAGCACATCTATCAGTCCTGACTCGTGGGTATAACGCATCCATCTGTCGTAGTAGGTTTCCATACCGTCTTTTGTTATCTGAGTTCGTAAGTCAATATCACCCATGAACTTAGGCATCTTGTAGGAAGCTGTGAAGTGTGTGTCACCTACCTGCGCTAGTTTATAAAGGAATCTTTCTACCTCTATTTCTTTTGCAGGGATGCCACGCTGACGTTCCTCAACTGTAGCCGTATCAAAGTAGATAAGATTAGCTACTGGATTACTAAGGGTTCTTGCTCTACCTAGTGCGGTGTATTGCTTAGGCACTAATGGGTCATCAGGGTTGACACGCTGTAAGATGAACTGCTCCATTGTTACTGGGTCACCAAGCACAGGGTTGTCAAGCATCTGATACTTGTAGTAAGTGTTGGGCAAGAATGTCTGTACCTTTCTACCTGCAAACTTAATCAACTGGTCTGAACTGTCTGGGTCTCCTAAGTCTTCAAAGAAGTCCATGGCAGAATCAACACCAGAGGCAAGGTTTGCATCTCGTAAAGACTGTGCGATAGAGCCAACACCAACAGCTACTAGAGCCTGTATCTTTTCCATCTCAGACTTGTTGATTGATTCGCCCTGCTCTTCTCTATAAGCCAGTGTCTCTGCTCTTTCTAAAGCATTGACAATAATCTTAATTGGAGTTGAGAAGGGGTCAAAGTTACGGTAGTTAAAGGTACTGCCATCACTAAACATAATAGTGTAAGGCTCTTGCCCACCTGCGTTCTCACCTTGGCGAGTCTGCTTGTAGTCCTGTCCCATAGCACCAGTCACGTTACCTGTGGCATATAGAGAGAACACTGAGCCAGCTATTGAGTAAGACATCAAGGCTTCACCCTGCGCTCTAGCTTGGCGCATAGGGCCATTAGCACCCTTCAAGTCCTTCATAAAACCTGGACTAATCATGTTAAGACCTGGAGTCAAACGTATGCCTTCCTCAAATACACGCACGGGTGTACGGAAGAACAACTGCCCCATAAGGCGCATAGCAGGGTGCTTGTTTACAAAACCCTCATAACCTTTAGCTAATGAAGAAGCTGCTCCTTTACCAGAGAAGTCTCTCTTGAACAGTACATCCTGTACATAATCACGACCATCTTGGTCAGTAGCTTTCACAAAGGCTGATTCGTTCTTAGCTAGTTCGTTATTAATAAAGTTCTCTAGCTTCTTACCCTTCAGTCCTCTTGAGATACCATCAGACATAAGGATGTCTATAGCGTTCTCTTCGGGGGCGTAAGCTCGCGTTAAGGCTTCCTGAGTTTGAATCTGAACAAAGTCATCAAGCTCTTTATCTTTCAAGCCCTTAGCTACACCTGCTTCCATAGCATCGCCTGTAGCTTTACCTACTGCATATCCTCTGTAGTGAATGTTCTCAAAGAACGCATCGGTAGCAAGCAAGGCTCTAGGGAAGTGACGTAAGATACCACCGCCATATCTCTTAGGAATTGTATTGTATTCCTCAAGGAATCTAGCAGAGTCACCTGTCAGAATAGACTTCTCATAACGCCATGCAGCCCTAGCCATCTTAGCTGCCGATGGAATCATAGATGCCATAGCTGAATACTCAGCCACTATCTTCTTGCGTGATGTTGCTGATAGACCATCTTGCATCAAGTTGTTAAGCAAAGGCTTATAGATAGTCTTCGCTAGTGATGGGACGGTGTTGACAATTAAAGTAGCAGGAGAGAATACAAAGCTAATCATAATCTCATTCAAGACTTTGATAGGCTTGTTGATTGCTCTGTAGATAGAAGAGCCTTCTTCTCTCAGGACTTCTTCTGCAAACTCATCTTTCTTAACCTGTTTTTGTTGCTTAAGTTTGATGTATTCAGCAGTGTCCCCACTCTTACGCACCTCTTCAATCTTGGCGTTAAGTGTTGCCATCTCTTGAGTGCGTTCGTGTTTCTGTAGTTTCTCCTTAAAGATAGCATCCCACTGTCGTTCAGCCTCAGTTCTCGATAAGCCTGAAGCCTGTAGGCTTGTAATGGTTTCACCCCTTAGTTGCCCAGTGTTTAGGCTTTCTTGTCTAGCCCGTAACCGTTGCCCCGTGATAGTAGACATAGCTGCATCAAGTTCATCTAGAGGTGCAATCACTTCTTCGATTTCATCTATTTGTTTAGATATAGCTAAGGCTTCGTCACCGTCTAACTTTTGTTGCTTAAGACGTAAGTTAAATACTTTTACCTTAAGTGCAGATACTGTCTGGCTTGTGGCAACTTCAAGGAACTCGCTTTGCCCGTCAGTCAACTCTTGCTTCTTAAGGTACTCTGCAAGTTCTGCGGGGTTTTTAGCGGAGGCTTGCCTAAGCATTTCCTTGAAGGGTTCTACAGAGGCTACTAGCTCGTCCATGTTCTGAACACCATCAGCACCTAATGACGATACTTTACCTGCGGGGACTGTACGTTTGATTGCTTGAATTACACCGTTGAGGTCGGTACGTATCTTTTGTGCAGGAGAGCGTGTGCCAGAGCTAGGCGGTAAATGTGTGTTACCCCCCTCTGTAAACGATTGAACTTTAATTTGGTCAGATGATAGAGCCACAACCTGTCCAGGCTTATCCCCCTGTGCATCCATTTTAAAACCGTCATAACCAGCCTTACGGATTACAGCAATGTCTTCTTCAAAAAGTCTTTCTGGGTTTACTTGGTAAAAAAGTTTATTCTTTTTCAGTAGTGAATTTATCTCTGCTTTAGACAGTCTATCCACATCCTGTAGTTGCCCTGCATCGTCTATAAACCGCACACTCCCAAGGTCATCTGGTAAGTAATCTAAATCAACCCGACCGAATGTAAATCCTTCAGCAGTAGTGTCCATAGCCACTGTTTGAATAGGCACTGGGTTTTTAATATCAACCTTTGCCTCAACCACGTTACCCCCAAAGACTACAGATGTCTCATCATCTGCTGTTCTTGAGAAGTAAAAGCCCTTACTCCCTGCGTGGCTGTGTGGGCTATTAGGTGACTCAATAAAATCAAAGAAAGGTTCTGCTGTAGTTCTG